AGAACTAACTTACTCGGGTAGCTATGAGCCAGCAGATCCAAGCTTCGACCCCGAGCCCGGTCTCCCCGGCGGCAGCCCCGGCGGTATCCAACGACCAGGGCTCGACAACCGCCTACCCGCAATGGGTAGCCCAAGGAGCTACCCCAGCGGTAGCTTCGGTTCCTACAGCCCAACAGCCACAGCAGGTGGCACCGGGTTTGGACCCTTCTATCAGCAACCTGTCCAACCCGTCAACGTCGCAATTCTCCCCGAACAACCCGTGGGAAGCAGCGATGGGTTCTCTGGAGCGGGTGATCAGCAACCTGCCTTCGCAGTCCCTCAGCCAGGCAGCACCGTCACAACAGATCCAGGCTCCGCAACAGGTTACAACACCGCTGAGTCAGCCTTCGCAGGCCCAGCCTTGGGCCTACCAGGAGCAGCAGGTTCAGCAGACCTTGCCTACCAACGCCTCACAGACCCAGACTTCCTCGCAGGATTCTACGGTCAGCAACAACGAACTAAGCGCGGCAAGCGTAGAAGTCGTTAATCAATTTGGTCTGGAAGCTCCTGGCATTCTGAATGCTTATGCGTGTCAATTAGAGGACATGCTTCTTGAGCAGGCTGCAAAAACTGACGCTGTATCTCAGCGTGCAGGTGGTATGGAGCAAATCCTTACTAATCCTGACTATCTGGCCGATTACACCGACCGTTTCTTTACTGAAGTGGTCCCCGTGGACATCGACGGTGACTATCCTGCACAAGCTCCTCAGCAGTATCAGCAGAACTACGACATGCCTGCTCCTCCGGCGGCTACCGCTGGTCAGCAACAAGCTGTCCAGCCTCAGCAGCAGTGGGATGCTTTTGGCGATGCCATGACTCGTTCTCCTGAAAATGCCTGGCGTATGCTTGCAAACATGAGTCCTGAAGCTCTTCGTTCTAAATTGCTCTTTATGGAGCCTTCCTGATAACTCTCCAAGAGATTTTTCTAATCCTCTCCTTCGGGAGGGGATTTTTTATGCTAATTTTTAGAAAAAGGGTGTAATTATGAGAGCTTTAGGAGACAAACGGCCTGACGAAAACCTCAACACTAAGAAAAAACAACGTATAGGTTTTTCACCAGGACCAAAAACTCAACCCACAACTTCTAATTCGTCTTCTACAGAAAATTTTGACGAAAATATAAAACTCTAAGACTCTTTTTTGTCTTTTTTAGACATAATTTTGTGTAGCGCCACAGTTTCTGCAGCGTTTAAGAGTTTTATACCCGCGTAACCACCAATAAACGCTACGGCTACTGATTCTTCTTTACTTAATTGCATTCTTTCTGCTACTGCTGGGCTCACAAACGTTGCCAATAACCAACCGACGGTCATGGCTCGTAAAAAGTGCCTTAAAAAGTACTTTTTGTCGCGTGGATGCACTAAAGATTCTGTCACAGTCCCAGCAATCGAACTTCCAGCAAGCTCGGCATCTACTGCCAGTATTGAGACTAATTTTTCGATCACTAGTCTCTAAATCTGAAGCTTATTTACATAATAAATCGGTTTAGAGTGTAAAAAACAAAGAAAGATGACTTTTACACCTCTTTCGAATTGGAAATACGAAAAATCGTTGTATCACAGTGTTCAATCAGGTCCGCAACGCACTGGATCTAATTTAAACCTTACAGACACATATAATCTTACATCAAGTGGGTATATTTACGCTTCAGGACAGCAACAAACGTTTGTTCAACTGAATGATGTTGGCACAAACTTTGGCATAGTAACTGCTGGTCCACCGAACGCATCTGGTTATCTGACAACTGATTGGCGGGCAGTGCCTACCGCAATTTCTGGTTACTGGACTAATTATCGAAATGTAGATCAACACGCGTCAGGTGTTTTAACTGTTTACGACGGTTATAGACGACAAGGTTCAATTTCTACGGCTAATTCGACCGTTCAAACAGCATTCGGCCCGGAACCAGGGCTAAAAGACCGTGGACCTTTTGTTTATTACGGGAATAATGTCCCTGACAAGCAACAATATCTACCCTTTCAAACTGGAGGAACCGCACCAGACGGAGGTAGTACTGGTGGCGGCATGTCATATCCTCTTGCTCAGTACCCTACGCTGATTCGTACGACATCTAGTGGCACTGCTTCTAGAGCTGAATGGCAGTATTATCCTCCTTCTTACTGCGAGTCTCACGTGCAATCTCTGCGCTCTCAAGCGCTTCCAGGAGATACAGCTGACGGCAAAAATGTAATCATTCGTTCTTCATACCGAGGTAAATCATCTAGGTATGTACCTAATTACGGCGGTACTTATGGTGTTCTTGGTGAAGGTATTCGCGGTATGATCCGCACCTTTAGTCCTGGTGTTAATAGTTCGAATCAAAAAAATCAATAACGCTAAAAATAAGACAGCAGCTACGTATATATAGCTGCTAAATGGCTAAGATTAATTTGTAGTTTCTTGCGGACACTATCGATGTTTATCGATAATGATTTTCCCAAGATTCTTGGTGCCGAACTCTACCGTCCGCACCCTGCTTACATCGTTGAGATGGCTGCCGAGCCGGTGGTTGTCCACGATTTTTCTAAGCAGCCTGGTCAGACGGTTCAGTTAGATCGTTACCGCTTCTTCGGTAACCCTGGCTCTAAGGAATCTCGGGAACGCACTGCTGAGCAGACCATCGGTACTGCTAACAGCCGTAATATTGTCAAAGACAAGGTCCTTGTGACCTTGAAAGAGTATACGGGACCTGCAGATCCAGGTGATCCGACCTCTCCTTCGACTTTCAAAATTGCACGGGAGACCCTTATCACCGCGCAGCGTTTGCTGCTTGATACGGGCAACCTGACCACCTTCCACCAGTCAATCGGTTCGCTAACTCTGTTAGACGACTACCGCCGCTGGCGCGATCGGGTGTTCATCAATGAACTCCTGAAAACTGTTTCTAAGGGTCAGTCTTCCGATTCCCAGGGTGGTTATTACTTCCCCGGCGATCTGGCTACAGGCGCTCTTACTTACACTAACGCCGAGCAAGCTAAGTTCGACGTAAAGGACGACCTTCTCCGTGTGGTCAAGTCCCTTCGTAAGCGCAACACCCCTACCTACCAGGACGGGTTCTACCGTTGCGTTTGTGACCCCACATTCTTAATGCACCTCCGTCAGAATTCTGACTTCCGTGAGGTGGCCCGTTACCCAGGTAATGGACAAATTAACCCGCTGATGTCGGCTATGCAGCCGAACGCCAGCATCTATATGGGTCAAGGTTTCGGCCAAGCTACTTTTGTAGCAGGCGAACCCATTATGCCCACGGGCTTTGTTTTTGAGGGCGTGAGATTCTTCGAATCCACCAACATGCCTTCACAAACGCAGAACGCAACTATTGCTGGTGCAGCAGCTGATTACAACGCTGCGATCGGTATGTTCTTCGGCCCTCAGTCTGTTGGCGTCGGCATCGGCGGCAACAACGCTCAGGTTCTCCTGAACAACAATGATGATTTCTCACGATTCATCATGATGATCTGGAGCCTGTACGCTGGTTTCGAACTGCTTAACGCAGACTTCGCGACCATTGGTTACTCTTTCGACGCTTGAGGAGGTAACTAAGAATGGCTATTAACGCAAATCAGCTTCACGTTGCCAAGATCTATCCTGGTAACTACACCAACGTTCTTCGTTACTGGCACGAAGAAAAATCCGTCAGCTTTCAGAACGCTAACGGTGTCGACTCCACCTTTACCAACCAGCCGGTTGGAGGTCCTGTCGGCGTTGTGTTCCAGCCTGGCTGGATCGCACAACAGGCTGTTGGTTATGTCGACCTGAGCTATCAAGCTCTCGGCACCAACAATCAGCTCAGCTATTACACCAAGCCTTACGGCTCTGGTCAGAACTCTGCTGAGCAGCCTTTCTTGAACGGCGACGTCATCGTTCCTTCTCCCGACTTCCACAAAGATGTTCGGGCTGATATCACCGACGGCATCAAAGTCCCTGCTTCCGCTTACGTTTATCGCGCTTCTCTTCGCTTGAGCGGTGGCGACATCGTTAGCAGCGGTGTAGCAGACGCTGACGCCACTCCTGAACTGACCCTTGTCCCCGCTGTGGGCGTTGGTCTGAAGGATGACGGTACTGTCGTTTCCGGTCAATTCGGTGCTTCTATTACTGGTGCCAACAGCGCCATTGCTAACGGCAGCACTGGTTCCACAAACATCTTCGATTCCAGCAGCTGGGCTGCTCTCGGGTCTGAGACTCAGTGGAAACTCTTCACCACTACTGACCTGGGCGGCGCTGCCGGTTCCGGTCTGGCCCAAGGCGCTGGTGTCTACGACCCGCGTGCTGGAGCCAACAAATTGTCTGGTGATGACAAAGCTCTCGCTATCTGCGAAGTTTGCTGGATTATTCCCGATGAGCCCCCCGAGCGTCAGGACCTTGCCCTGCAGCCCGACGGAATTGTCGAGTCCTCTACTTACACCAGCACCTCTCCTGCCTGATAAAGGTCAGAGAATCTGGCAATTTGGACCTCTCCTTCGGGAGGGGTCTTTTTATTTCTAAGGTAAAGAGTATACAAATGACTTAACTTTCCTAGAATATATTGATCATAGTTTTGATACTATGCCTGATCTTTCTGATCTTTCTATTAAACGCACTGAGTGCTCAAGGTGCGGCGCAGTTTGGTTCAATGAACAACTTTTTTGGGCGACCGGAGCAAAAGGTAAAGAAGAAGATTTAGCAGGTTTAGTTTGCAATATGGTAAACGCGCCTCAATGCATCAACCCTAAAAAAGGTGTGGAAGGCGGCGACACCTGGGAAAAACGTCGTAAGTTTATGGATAATATGGACGAAAAAATTAAAAATGGTGGACGACCTGGTTGGGATGCAGGTATGTCTTTCGGCGACAGTTAATTACCACCGTATATTCGTTTAAAATCACTCGTCATGTTTTCGAGTTCTTGTAGATCGGTAAAAACTTTTTTGAAACGACGAAGCCCATCTTTGTCTTCAGGAACTTCTTTGTCAGGGTTCATCGAGTACGCATACTCACGTAAATAATTTTCTACGTTTAAAAGTGGTGCAGCTTGAAAGGCTGGATCTATAGGTGTTTTTTTAACGTCATACTCCTCGCCTAGCTCACCAGCAGTTTGCATTACAACAGGAATAGCGTCTAAGCCGCTCGTTGCGAGTGAAGCAAGCGCACCGCCTCCACCGATTATTACTGAGTTTCTGATACGTTGTTCAAGCGACGGTTCATCAGGATCAAATAGATAATATCCCACGTTATAAAGGTCCCCAAGAATAGGTAGCGACCTACCAAATTTTTTTAAGAAATCTGGAGAACCCGCCAGTCGAACAGCATTACCTACTAACAAACCACCGGCTAACTCCAAGGGACTTACTGTCCTCTCATTGGGTGATTTTTCCATTGCTTTTTTTTGTTTGTTCTATTTTAGTCGTTTTGAGATAAGCTACTGCTCGTATGGTGATCGTTATGTCCACTAAAATCTACGCACCCAGCGGCATCAAAGTTACTGTTCTTTCGATCCATGACGAAGGTGAGTACTTCATGGTCAGGTCAGATACTTCGGGCAAAGTGTTTTTTGCCCACAAAGATCAAGTTCAAGAACTTATAGAAACGCAAGAGCCGGAATCAGAAGAAACACCGACTCGTAATCGGCGTAATCGGCGCAAAGTCGCCGCTAAAAAAGAACCAATTATTGTTAAACCTCAAGTTCCTACTGACAACCGAGTCAATCTCAACAGTCTGACTGCAGAGGGCTTGACTCAAGTCTTGCCAGGGGTGGGTATAAAAACTGCCAAAGAAATTATTGAACTGCGTCAAGGTCTTCCGGGTGAACGATTCTCTAAACTCGATCAACTTAAAGCTGTTAAACGCATCGATTGGGACGAAGTTTTTTCGACAGGCGAAGTTTACGTAGAATAAGAGAAAATGTTGAGTAGATCGTGGCGCAATTAAGTCAAAATGAATTAGAGCAGATCCAAAGTTATCTTGCTCAACAAGGAGTTACATTTAACGCCACGACGACTGACGCTTCGAAGCGTGAAGTTATTTATGCGGCGATCAACCAGATCACCCGCAATCCAGCTCAAGTATTCGGTTACAAACTAGATGACTATAACTTTAGCCGCGTTGCTTATCATCTCGCTTATAATATAGCAACTGTACCTGCTGGGGATTACGCAAGATTAGTAGAGGCTTGCAATAGTATTCCAAGTGAGTTCTACAACGATAAAATTGTTCAGCAAATTGAAAGATGTGAGGAAGCTGAGCGCTTCACAGAGTTAGCTGACGGTCGGGCCACAAGCCGTCAAGAAACCATCCTGGGTGACGTTTCGCGTTCAATCAACATTCAAGACAAGCGTGAGACTGCTCGAATTTGGCGTGAAAACTACATGTACGAGTGTGATCGATTAGCTCAACAACTTTACGTACCTAACTACCGTGACCCCGTGGCAGCTAGGTATCGGTTTGAGAGATCCGGCGGAGAGTTTATTCAGGCAATACCTGGACCTCCTGATGTGTCACGATCAGACCGTTTATATTTCCAGGCAAATTGGCGCTAAAGTGAAGCTAAATAACGTTTAGTTTGTTGTGTACAGTTCTACTACAAAGGCACTCAGAAATACTCCTGACAGTACTACCGCAACCTTTTTACGAGGTTTGGTGGATATGCTTGGTATAAAAGGGACTCGTGATGCTATTCAAAAGGCAGCACCTTCAGTAAGTCCTATTCAGGACGCAGTTAACCGAGCGGGTGGTATCACCTTGGGCGTGAGAAAAATTCCTAAAACTCCTGGTCAAGCACCCAAGCCTGAAGGTTTCGGAGGTTTTCCGTCTGTCCCTAATCCTCCAACTTCAAAAGTTCCTCTGCAGAGGGGTCCAATTCGGACTGAACCTGGGTTTACCCGTGGGGGCTCTAAGGGCGTACAACTACAACCTGGCGCTATTGAGCCAAGTGCTGCTGAGCGTTTTGGCGTTGAAGGTCAGCTTCGTATTCCCTTTACCCAGCCGGGTAGAGGTGGTCAGATGTACAGCCCCGGCAAAAGCTCTAAAAGTGCCGATGTTGCCGCAGATTCAATGCGTCAGACCGTCGGTGACGTACTGGACGCTGCTGATTTTCCTCGGTTCAGAGGTGCTGAAGGTCAACGTGCAATGGATCTTGAGCCGAGTGTGACTCGTGAAATGATGCAGCGAATGGCTCCTGGTATGTCCCGCGCACCTGGAGTGCCTGACCCCATGCGGCCTATGGGTGTTCAAATGATGGATCTCTCTCAGATCGATCCTCGTGTTACGGGTGCTGTTGGTGCAGGGGCTTTGGCTGTAGGTATGGATCGCATCTTGCGCGATCTTGATTTCAGCTCAAAAAATATGCCAGTGGAATCCCAAGCCACTGCAGAATCTCAAATGGCAAGCGCTCAGGAAGCAGCTCGGATGAACGAGCTAATTTCAACCATCGTGGCGGACGCTTCTCAACAAGGAGGTGTGTACGGTGAGCTAGTGCTTGAAAATGCTCCTAGGGATCCATCTTCTTATAAATCACCTGAAGCATTTAGAGCAGCTCAGGTTCAATTTCTCAACGACGCCGGAAGCGGTATTTACGTCAGCGCTGCTGAACAAATTGAGCAAGGAATGAAAACTGCTATTACACCCCAGTCTGAACAGAGTGGTGAAAACATCACCACCGAAACTTTGACGAGTGAGCTTGGCTCAGACGACATGGCAAATGCCGTGGGTGCTGGTCAAGCTGAAGCTGAAGCTCAAATGCTTCCTGCGCCTCTTTCAGGTTCGGCTGACACCACAACTATGGCTCAAGGTGCTGCTGATCTTGCCGCCGCAGCTACTCCTCGTCCGCAACCTGAACTAAGAATGGCTAGTTCTGTAATGATGCAGTCAATTGCAGATGACATTGGACGCCGGTTAGCTGCTGAAGAAGATGTTCGTAACCAGGGTTATATTCAGGCTCGAAATAATTTAGGACCTAATGCCACTCAAGCTGAGATGGATAAAGTCAGAGACATGGGACTTGCGCTTTTCGCTGAAAACTTTCCTCAATTTCGTTGAGAGAAGTTACCAGTTTTAATTAAACTACAGGAAACTAGGAGAACACAGTGGCATCGACCTCAACTAACAAGCAGCCGATGATGGTCGATCGCCCCTTTTTACGGGGCGCTAAAATCACCAGTGCTACTAATACTGTCAGCCAGGTAAACACTGAGTTTGCCAACTTGGTTCAGCTTGTTCGTGTTGGTGATCTGCCTTCTGAAGATGCTGCAATTGTTGAAGACATTTTTATAGTCTCAAACGAGGGTTACCCAGACAACGGCGGTGTCCGTGCAGCAGCTTTTGGTCTATATATTTACGCTCCAAACCAGGCTGCCCCTTCAACTGCTGCGTCAATTCTTTTACAAAAATTCACTGTCGGTTTATCTGGTAGTACTGAGGGCTTGATTCAGCGAGTTGAGCTACCTAAAACTATTGCTCCTGTCCCTGTAACCGGGGACACTAACCTTGTTAGACCCATCGAGGTAGGTGGTAACGAAGCATTGTATTTAGAAAAAGGTTATATCCTTGGCGTTGGTTATTTAGGAGATTCTCCTGTTGCAGTTTCAGGGGGGTTGAGTCCCTCAGGTATTTCAATCTGGGCTCAAGGCGGTTTCTATTGATCCGTGAGTAAACGACGTAAAGGCTCTGATTTTTTTGGGTGGGATAACTTTGCACCTAAGACTCAGAGCTTTTCTTTTAATAAAGTAAAAGGGGGTAACACGGCTAGGTCACTTGACCGACCGCTGGCTTGGCACGAAAAATTTAGACCTGACGTTAATCTTAAAGACTTCAGCGTCCTTTACGATTACAACTACTCTTCCATGTGGACGCGTTGGCGTCGAGGATACGAGTTATATATGTACACCAACCAAGCTTTGGTTGGTCTTAACTACACGTTCAGATACGCAATGAACGGCCAGGCAGGTTCTGGTGGAACAGAAATTCCTGGTCTTATGTATATGTACCCATCCACTGAACAGGACATGGGTATGAGGATGGTGGTCATTCGACCACGGGATAGTATAAATCTTCTTGACCTTGGCTTATCAGTAAAAAGCGTTTTTAATTACGACATACTTAATAAAGTTATAGGTGTCGAGCTAAGCAGTAATTTTGGTCCACCAGTTTCCGACATGACTGGCGAGCTTGTGTCAGATCGATTTGAAGCTGACGGCACACCTAAAACTACTTACAACAACTACACTGTCGTGGCCGTGGGCACAAAGGTTGGTGGCCCTCAAGTTCCGACAGGAGCATCAGATTTAGACACACTTTTTCTCTCTGTAGCTGCTGATAAAAGTTTTACAACAATCGAAGACAAATCTTTTTCGAGTCCCGCATTCGGTAACCCTAGTGTTGGTGAATTTCTTTCTACTGCTATGCGTTTTGGGTGTAACTGCCCAGATTATTTAGCTAGAGAAGACTTTAATTTATACAAATATGCACAGAAAAAAACTTATCCGTATACAGCGGTACAAGATTTAAAACCTGGTACATACGACGCTGGTACTAATACTTTTGACGGCGAGCGACCCGTTGAAACTCGTGATTTTCCAGGATTTACGAGAGATTTTGGTTTTATCTATACCAAAAATCTTTTTCTTGGCCCTGTTGGTGGAACAGATACAAAAGCTTCTTCCTACTCAGACCCGAACTTACTTTTCTTCCAACCAAAGTTTTGTAAACACATTTACGCTTCGTGGTGGGATATGCAAAACCGTTTTCCAAATTACAAATATCTTGGCGCATTTCTTCAACAACCTACTGATGAGCCGATGGATGGTCGGTATCGTGAGTATTTCGATATCAATTTAGATAAACAAACAAAAAAACTTCAGACAGCTAGAAGTCTTAATTGGTGGGAAGCTTATTCTCCTTCGCGAGAGACAGTGCCAGACCACGTTTTGTATTCGGACATGAACCCGACCATGGTTAAAGTGTTGAACTTTGACACTCTGGCTTCGGGTGTTTCGGTGCCTTTGGTTCCGAGCGGATTCATTATGTTTGACATCGATGAATTCAACCCTTTGCAGCCTGTCCCTCCTGAAAATCGACCTATTATTGACGGAGGTCAGTATGTTGATGGTGTAATTAGTGGTGCTAGCGGAACGATTATTTACGACGGAGGTGTTTATGCAAATGGAGCTCCTCTTCCCCCGTTCTTCAGCCCAATTATTAATGGAGGTACGTACTAAATGACAACCACTCCTGTAACTCTTTTATCAAAACGGTCTGGTAACACCTCTGATCGTCCTTTAGATACAACTATCCAGGCTGGTGAACTAGCAATTAATTTTGCAGCAGCTGAGAATGGTCTTTATTTTAAAGATTCGACAGGAGATATTCGAAAAGTCACTGGTGTTCACTATGGATCAAACGCACCTAATAGCGTTCCAGCCGGTGAAACAGGCAACTCAGTAGGTGAAGTTTGGGTTGACTCAGGTCCTAATAATTTTTTACGTGTCTGGGATGGCTCTCAGTTCATAAAAATCGGTGCAGCTTTTGCTGATGCTGCCGCAACAGCCACGGTGACTATTGCTTCGGGTGCAATCGTTGCTAATAGCGCTGTGGTTGCGTCTGGTTCTTTTGGATCAATTTTGGCTTCCGGAGCGTTAGGAGCAATCACCGCATCGGGAGCGTTAGGAGCAATCACCGCATCGGGAGCGCTTGGTGCCGTCACCTCATCGGGAGCACTAGTTGCTTCTGGAGCTCTTATTGCGTCGGGTTTAGGAATTGCTGTAATTAGCGGTGCCTTCCCTTCTGTACCCTCCTCTGGAGTTTTCGGATACCGAGTCGATCCACCAAGCGGTTTGTACGTTTCATTCGGCGGAGGTTGGGTGCCCGCTGTTTAACGAAGCGTCGCTTTAATTTTTCCAGCAGACCCGAATAGATTGCCGATGATCTCTGCCATCGCCATTTCAACGTCTGGAGCACCGACTTCACGCGCCGTGTCGTGTAGGTCTTTCGCTTTAAAACCACAGTCTTCGAGGTTCTTGACATAAGTAACCAAGCTATTCCGTGACTCATAGCTTTTAATGTTTTTAAAGTTTTTGAAGGCTCCCATCAAGCCTTTTTCGCACATAGGCAGTAAGTAATCCATGCTACGGATTTTTTCTGCAATGCTGTTGAAATCACAGAGATGATGTTCGTATTGTTTTTTAAGAAACTCACTCATCTCTAGTGAGTTTGCTCCCTCAAGATTTAGGGACAGAAGGTTAGCTTGAATATTTAGGTGATAAAGGTAAGAGGCCAGCTCGACCATCCCGAAAATGAGATTGTCTACACTGACCTCTTTTGTAACAATTACTTCTTCTTTAATAATCTCCCCCGTCGGTGCTAGAGCAGCTCCAGAGAGTATTTCTTGAATATTAGAAGAAGTCATTTAATTCAGACGGGACACTGACCCGTGCTGCAGGAGGATATTTCTTCTTCAACTTTAGCTTCTACAAGTGCTTCTTTCTTCTCGTCTTGAGTTTTAAGGAAGTCTTGTAGAGCTTCTTTGTTGATGCGAAAGAGAGATTTTGCACCGTTGGGCTGAAGATTAACGTAAGTGCTCTTAGGCCAACCACCGGGTTGACGTGACTCAGTCAGAGAAATGCGTTTGCGAACAAAACCAGCTGAGCAGTTGAGCAGCTCAGCAGTTTGCGCGATTGTGAGCAGCTTCTGAGATTCCATGCGAATAAAGTTGTGAGTGATCTCAACGACAAAAGATTAGCACCAATATCTTTGGCAGCAACGAATAAAACGACCTACATTTTGTCTTAATGTTCTATAAGGATTATTATGTATCAAGACTTGCTTGACGGTATCTAATGGCACGTATACGCCTGGCAGGAGAGGTTTTCAGCGGGTACAACAAACCGAAACGTGATGTACAAGGCGGTAAACAGTTTGCTGTGGCGGCGAAGGAAGGCGACAAAGTACGTTTAGTCAGGTTTGGAGACGCGAACATGGAGAACAAAAGTGACAATCCCGAACGACGTAAGAATTTTCGTGCAAGACACAATTGCGATGAAAAAAAGTCGAAACTCACAGCGGGATATTGGTCATGTAAAAACTGGTGAGCATGTAGTAACATAGTATCGACGTATATTTCGAATTAGACTAGAGTCAGCAGCATCGATACGATGAACGGCTCTGAACACGTAAGTGTCAGTCTGACTTTAGAAGATGAGTTTGTACTTACACGAATCAAAAATGATGCTCATGGATTAAAAGGAAAAGACAGAGATCAATATCTTTGGAATAAAATTGTACGGCTTATTTGTCGTGAACGTGCTTATAAATATGTAGTTGATGAACTAGGTGTCTGCGTCGATCCTAATATTGGAGTGTTTGATGATTCAGAAAATGAAAAAAATTAAATTACTATTTTCTTTTGTTTTATCGTTTTTTTGTTTTACATTACCTGTTTTTTCAATACCTAATTTTTTTACTTTTACAGAATTAAAAATTCTTGCGGAACAAGCAGGATTTTCGCCTTCGATATCTCCGACGGTTGCAGCTATAGGGTTAGCAGAATCGTCAGGTGACCCCAGTGCTCATAATTACAATACAAAAACTGGCGACAATTCCTACGGTTTAATGCAAATTAATATGATTAATTTTCCTTATTATCAATTAGGTAACTCTAGGCGTAAAGAATTTGGTATCAAAAATAACGAAGCTTTATTTGATCCAGTTGTGAACATGAAAGCAGCCAAAAGAGTTTATGATACAAGTGGCTTTACTGCCTGGAGTGTTTACAGGCACGGAACTTACAAGCAGTACCTTCGTTAAAGTATGGACTCCTCTTTTTTTCCTCTGTCTGGACCCGACGCAGTTAACTACGAAGCCATAGGTAAAAATTTTTTTGATACGGAAAATATTCTTGGTGTAAATAAAAATTTGGACACCATTAGCCGTATTGGTGAAACAGTATCATCAACGGGAAGTTCCAACGTACCGGCAGCACGCCCCGTGGGAGCAGAAGAAATGAGCGTTCGTGAGGAACTTCAAAAACTAGGCGAGCAATTAAATACGCTCAAGAACAACGATACCCCACCTGTAGAAACAATTGCTGATAAAATGCGTGTTGCCGAAAAAACAATCAGACAAGCAGTCACAGATTTCGACCGCCTTAATTAGAGGTCTTATAATTTAAGAAAGTAGTTGTAGCAAAGTGGCTATTGATCTTGCAGGCATTGAACAGTACT